GCCCACTCAACGGCTCGGGAGAACTGTGCCCATCCGTCTTGTACCTCTTCGGGTAGGGCTGAATGCGCTGCGCGGTAGATGCGTTCTATCTCCGCAAAGCGACTAACTGCTGGCCGAACAGTCATAGCTAATCCATCCATCGCTAACTCCTTTCGTTAGGCTAGGTGCTCAAGGCGGCCCTCAGTGAGGGCTACCCAAAGCATCTGGCTTACTGGGCCTCTTTGTAGCTGAGGCTGGACTTGTTCGCTTCGATGAACCGACGAATCTCATCGGCCTTGTTCAGGACGTTGTCCCACTGCGAGGCGTACAGCGTGACTGGGAAGCGACCGACACCGTAGAGGCTGACAGCGCCCTTAGCGGAGACTTTCAACCCACCGCTGGAAGGCTTCGGTGCCGCTTCCAAAGCTGCGATGAGTTCTTCCCGAGTCATTTCGTTGATGTTCTTCACTTGACTACTCCTGCTGCGGCTTGGGCTAACCGTTCCCTACTCGACTAGGCTAGGGGGTTGCTGTCCTGCTGCCGCTTGCACCCCTCAGAAAATTTCTCCGCCCCCCTCGCTGTCAGCCCGCTTCGCTGTGGATTCGTGGTTGGTTTTGGCTTAGTCCTGCTAGGGGGCCTTCCTGGGTTAATGGATTCCTTCAGCTCCGACACACAAAGCGAATTTCAAACCGCTATTAGCAAAAAGTTAGTTAAGTTGTTGATAATAAAGGCCGTACGTCAAAAGTTTCGGTGGGACCCCAGCCAGAATTAAAGTGAAGAAAACATTAGACTTAGAGGTAACATCAGCAGAACTGACAGAAAACAAAGGACTTAAGGCGGTTTTCCGCGTTTATTGATCCTAAAATGTCCCCCAGGAACCATAACCCCAGGGTCGGTGCCGGTTATTTCTCAGGGTCCCCTTTTCAGTAGTTACGAAAAATTTCGTACTTAGAGTCACAAACGCCCTGTCCAAAACGTGTAATGAATGAGCACCCACAGTATGGGTGTATCCAGAGGGACCCCCACTCCTTAAGTCCTCAACTTTCTGGGGGGCTTAGTCGCCGTTCGGACACTAATTCAAGCTCCCGGCATTACCCCCCGAAACCTCCCCAACGATCTCCATAATGGCCCGACCACCCGCAGCAGAAGAAAGTTGGATGACAGAAGCCGTCGAACTCATGGTTCGCAACGGCGTCACCCTCAAACAAGCGGCGACCGAACTCCAAAAGCCCCTGACTACGATCGACTGCGAGAACATCCAACGCCGTCGGAGTTTTCAAAAGTTGTTAAGGGATGCCCGCAGTAGGTATCACGCCGAAGTCGGATCAGACCCAAGCCTCACGAAAGCAAGCACGATCGGCAGATTGTCCATCCTGGCGCAGAAGCTCGAGGACGAAGGCGTAGCAGACAAAGCCGCCGAGGTACTTTACAAGCTCTCCCGGTTAGCCGGCTGGCTTGAACCCGATTCCCAGGTGAACGTATTCGGGGATTTGAACGCGAAAGATTTCGAAAAGATCCGCAAAACTCTTGAAGAGGGTAAGAAGGGCAGCCAGCTCAATATCACGGTGCCTTCTGTTAATTAATGAGCACCGACCGAGCGCTACAAGAACTCTCCGGTAGAACACCCGAAGAAGCCCTAGCGATCCTAAACGCCCTGGAAGAGAAGCGCCGGGAAAAACACTTCATTAAGTATTTCGCGCCCTACCCGAAACAAAGCGAAGTCCTGAAGCAGTTCACAGCAGAGAAGAAGATTTTCGGAATTCTGGGAGGGAACCGATCCGGTAAGACCGAGTTAGGGACGGTAATCGCGCTCGCATGGGCGCTCGGCAAACCGTACTTCGAAGGCGACCCGGCCTACGAGTTCGTGAAGGATCTTCCGATCCCACCTACGCCCAACAACGTTTGGGTAGTCGGTTTAGACTTCGCCACAGTCAGAGATGTCATCTGGCTGGAAAAATTTAAGCAAGGCCGTAACCATCCCGCGTTTCTCCCGAAAGATCCCGCTGTTGTACGAAAAGCGAATGATGGTGATTTTCAGATCTTCTTCGAGAACGGCTCGATCATTACGTGCAAGTCGGCTGACTCAGGCCGGGACAAGTTCCAAGGCGCTTCGATCGACTTAGTATGGATCGACGAGGAATGCGAAAGCGACGTTTTTGATGAGTGCTATCAGAGAACGGTCGATTGCGGCGGGAAACTTCTCCTTACTCTCACCCCGCTTAAGGACATTGCATCTGGTGTTCGTACTCCTTGGGTCTTCAATCTTTACGAAGACTTTAAGAAGGGTCAAAGCGATCTTCAGTTCTGCCAGCTTTCGGTCCTAGACAATCCGTTCATCCCCGAGGTTGAGAAACAGAAACTCCTAGAACGTTGGAGTGGCCACCCGGAGGAACGGGCAAGACTTTATGGGGATTTCGTCCAGCGATCCGGACTCGTTTACCCGATGTTCGGGAAGAAACATATTGTGCAGCGATTCGAGCCTCCCCGCTCCTGGACCAGAATCGTCTGTATCGACCCCGCTCCCACAGGAGTTACGGCTGCTACTTGGTGCGCCGTGGACCCTGCTGGATCTCTTCACTTCTATCGGGAGTATTACGAACGAGACCGAATAGTTTCTGAGCACTCGAAAGCGCTAAAGATTCAGAACTCCGGGGATCTGGTTGACCTCTGGCTGATCGACCCCAAAGGTGGATCGCAGCGGAACGCCGAAACGCACAAAACCATCGCCCAGCTTTACCGCGAGAACGGCATTCCGGTTCACGAAGCAAAAGTCAACGAGGATTACGGTATCGCCGCCCTAGGGGAATATCTCAACGCCACCGTCACAGAGGGCAGCCGGCATCCGAAATGTTACGTCTCCTCGGAGTGCCCCAACATCCGGTTCGAATTAGAACACTACGTTTGGGCAGCGTACTCGAAAGGTGAGCTGAAAGGGCTATCGAAAGAGAAGCCCATGAAGCGCAACGATCACGCAATCAATACGATGCAGTACGTCGCGTGTATGCGCCCAAGATTCAAACGTCGTCCAGAGCTAACCCCCGAACAGCAATTCACGATCTCCCGCAACAACAGCTACACCTGAAAGCCAACCAAAGTGAAAAACAAAATCGCAGCCTCACTCATCACATTCGCTCTTAGTGTGATGCCGCTGTTCGCAACGCAGGAAGACAAAACCAAAATGTCTCCGAGTCATACTAAAGCGTATGACGCGGCTCTTGCGCTGTACGTTCAAAGTGGTGAGGAAACGCGATTCACTTGCTCAACTACGGTGATTGAGCACAAAGGCACTTCTTACAAGCTCCTGACTGCGGGGCATTGTATTGAAGACGAAGGCGCGAAGTATTTCGTCACCGAAGAGATCGTTCCAAACCCGGTTCTACAACCGGTCACAGTGGTTAAGTCCCAGAACGACGACCAGTTGGATTTCGCAATCCTGAGTTTGGACAGCAAGAAAGATTACCCCGTTATCGAGATCGCAGATACCGACGTTCCTCCCGCGATCGAGGACGACGTTTACACGATCAATTACTCTTTGGGACTTGGGAAACAAGTCGCTCTGGGCAAAGTCTCCTCGAATCCCATGACCGACGCTGCGGGCAATAGTGAATGTAAGCCCTGCAACGGACGGTATTTGGTCCATTTGATGAATGGGCCGGGTTCGAGTGGCGCGTCCATCATCGACGAGAAGACGAACAAGATTGTCGGGATCGTAGAACTAGGGTTTCGTGGTTCAGTCGGCACTGCCGCTGAAACTATGAAGGCGTATCGAGAATTCCTTAAAACTCCAACCAAGACTCCAAGCCCAAAAGCGTAGGGCCTTCCGAGAACAAAATGTCAATATTTTTCGTTTTAGCTTTGTTCTTCGTTCTTGTGAGGGCCGTCTCCGAATTAGTTCCGTTGATGATCGCGGTCGCTGCTCTGAAAGCCGCGAACGAATACGTCAAACGCGGCCAGTGTCAAAGGGTTGAAGTTCCTAAACCTAGCCGGCTGAAAGCTGCACTGAGGGCACTTCTAAATGGATGACTGTTGCGGGAATCCAAGATTCTTCTACTGCGAAACGGTAGGAGTTGAATCCGAGGGAACAGTATTTGTGATCTTAGCTTGTACGTCCTGCGGGACGGTCAAAAGCACCAAGATCCAAGTCGCCCAGGGGCCGTCAAAACTCAGGCTGCTGCGCGAAGAACAAAAAATAAAGGAAAAATAATATGGCTCTTTTTCGTGGTGAAGGCGATGGCTCAATTCCTCGCCGGGAAGTAATTTCTCTTCCAATTTTCGCCGCCGCTTCTGCTGCGCAGTATGTTTTCGTCGCAGATCGGGCTTACACGCTGACGGGTGTTCGTGAACTTCATGGCACCGCCAGTACGAGCGGCACGTTCGCGCTTCGTAAGATCCAGGTTGACGGTCAAGCACCTAGCGCCGCTGCTGGCGCGAACGTCATCGAACTCTTGGCCGGCACGACTGCTTCTCTGGCCGGAACCGCAAACACTGTGCAGACCCCTACGGTTGCTGTCTCTTCGATTTCCAAGGGCGATCGCGTTGCGATCAACTTCGGTGGAACGATGACCAACCTCGCGCTGTGCATGATTCAACTCGAACTTGAGGTCGCATAAGCGATCTTTAATAAAAAAGGAAAAATAATATGGCTATTGCTGATGTGAACGTAGTTTACTCTGGTCAGGGTCCGACGGACACCAACCAAGTTTTTGCGGACGCCGCTTCCGCAGGTCTGGGTGCTCAGGCGATCGAATTTACTGGCACTGCGACTCTCGACGGCGCTGCGACCACTTTTAACATTAACTGGATCGACGGCACGAAGACGCTTTCGTTTACCCCGAGCGGTGTGCTTCTGAACCGCGTTGTGCGTGCAAGCGACACCGGACTGAACACGATCAATATCTCCGCAGTCGGCGGAAACGTGACGAACGCGAAGATGGTCGGAACGCTTTCTGCCGCCGGCACGAACGCCCAGACGGTTTCGTTCGTGGGTCGCATCGTTCGATAACTTCGATGGATAAATCCTACCCATCCACAAACAACTTGCCGCTGCCGGGGGCTCAATCCCCGGCTCCGGCGGTTTCTGCACCCGCGCCCGAGGTGTGTGTTTCGAAAGATCCCTACGTTCGGAACTACATCTCCGTCCCGGTTCACAACTCCCAGGGCGATAGTCCTGTGGTGCGTACCCCTGG